AACAACGTCAGGGACATGAAGCTGCCAGCCGGGTACAAGGTCAACGACCTGATCCAGTCGCACGGCAAGCTGGGGTGGTGGTCAAAAACTGTGGGGACACAATTCCATCTTGCCCAGAAGAGCCCCGCATTCAAGCGCGTGTTCGACTCTGCCCAGGGCTTCCTGAACGACGTTTCCTACTACGCCAGCGAGGCAGCCAATGCCGCTCCGACACTGCTGCCCAAGCTGGAGACGCTGAAGGACTTGGGCAAGCAGGCTATTTCAGCCGCCGACAACAAGGCCATTGCAGCCCCCATTTTTGAGGGAACGCTGGTGTGGGGCCGGTCTGAGGATGGCCGCGCGGTGAAACTGGCCGACGAGAACGACGACACGTTGACGCCTGGTGTGGTGTTCACGCCGGATGAACTTCGCCTGCACTTTGGCCTGACTGACCAGCAGATTGCGCTGTACAAAGAGTTCCGCGCCGCCACGGACAAGAGCCTGACCAACATGGGTTTGGCCGACATGGTTCGCTTTGGCGGCAAAGACCTGGACGCTGTGGCCGATGAGGTGCTGGCTGCCAATGACTTCGGCGAAGCGCTGGCCATTGCAAGCACCCAGTTGCGCGCTGTGGCACAAGGAGAGCCCAAGCGTGCCGCTGTGATGCTGGACACCATTGCCAAGATGGTTGAGAAGGTCAACAAGTATCAGGGGCTGATGGAAAAGGGCTATGCCCCGCTGTCTCGTTTTGGCCGGCACACACTTGATGTGGTCGATGAGGACGGCGCACGGGTGTACTTTGGCCTGTTCGAGAGCGAGGCCGAGGCCAACAAAATGGCCCGACAGATGCAGGCCAACTACCCAGGTGCTCAGGTGTCGCAAGGAACCGTGAGCGAAGAAGAGCACAAGCTGTTTGCCGGGGTGTCTCCTGAGACTGTCGAGCTGTTCGGGGAAATGCTGGGACTGGAGGGTACCGGCGACGAGGCATCGGACATGGCATTCCAGCAGTACCTGAAGATGGCCAAGGCCAACCGCAGCGCCATGAAGCGGCTGATTCACCGCAAGGGTATCGCAGGCTTCAGCGAAGACCCAGGCCGTGTGCTGGCCGGGTTCGTGTACTCCAACGCCCGCCAAACATCGAGCGCAGTGAACATGGGCGAATTGACCCAGGCTGTGGCCGCTATCCCGAAAGGGCAGGGCGAGTTGAAGGACCACGCCGTGCGGTTGCACAACTATGTGAAAAACCCAATCGAAGAGGCGCAGGCATTCCGTGGGTTGCTGTTCGCGCAGTACATCGGTGGATCGGTGGCTTCGGCCATCATCAACACCACCCAGCCGTTCGCGGTGACCATGCCGTGGTTGAGCCAATTCGGCGGCGTGTCCAATGCTGCCAAGCAAATGGGTGCGGCTGTCAAGGACGCACTGAAGGGCTCAACCGGTGATGCGGTGCTGGACAAAGCACTGTTGAAGGCGGAAGAGGATGGCATCGTGTCGCCGCAAGAGGTGTTCCAGTTGCAGGCACAGGCCGCTGGCCGCGCCACGCTGAAAGCCGGTGACGGGACCAAGATGGGCGACGCCATGGCTACTGGCAGCAACGCACTGTCCAAACTGGGCATCGCGTGGGGCCAGCTCTTTGGCCTGGCCGAGCAGTTCAACCGGCGCACGACGTTCATCGCTGCCTACCGTACAGCGGTGGAGCAGGGCATGCCAAACCCATCGGCCTTTGCCGAGCGGGCCATTAGCGAAACACAGTTCATTTACTGCGTTGACTCGGAGACTGAATGCCTGACCACTTCTGGCTGGAAACGCCGCGACCAGCTATCAGTCGGTGATACCGTCATCGGCGTTGATGCGGACGGCGCTGCCATCGAGACTCAGCTCAAGGCTGTTCACACATTTGGTGGACGGCGCGAGGTGACTGAGTACAGCAATGCCACCAGGTTCTCCATGGTGGTTACCGACGGACACCGGCATGTCATCCAAAACTACAACAGCCGGGACAAGAAGTGGCAGAAACCGACGATGCCGACCACGGCTGAACTCAAGGATGGCCACCACCTTGTGCGCGCGCCATTGCAGGCTATCGAGCGAGCTGGCGGTGTCGGCACTGACATGGCCGCACTGCTGGGATGGATTGCCGCAGAGGGCCACTACGCGAAGTTCAGGAACTGCAAGGCAAGGAACAATGTGCGGCTGGTTCAGTCCATCCACCACAACCCTGAGTATGTGGCGGAGATTGATGCGCTGCTGGACAGGCTTGGTGGCCACCACAAGAAGTTCATCACCAAAGCTGGCGAAATGGCGACATACACGCTCAAGCGCCCATTGTCCGATGCCGTTCGCGCTTTGATGCCAGAGAAGATGTTGACCTGGGACATGGCAAAAACCATGTCAGCAGATGAAATGCGCTCACTGATTGATGCGTTTGCGAAGGGTGACGGCCACAAGCTCAAGGATGGCGGGTGGCTCATTGCCCAAAAGGAGGAGCAAAACCTTGAGGTGATGCATGCGATGGCCGCAATGATTGGCCAGAACGCAACGCTGTACCCAAGCAAGGACCGTGACGCCGGGAAGGTGGCCCAACTGTACCTGCACGAAAACACCAAGCGGACCATGGTGAAGCAACTCACCAAAGTAAATCGTGTGGTGGAGGATGGCGTGTGGTGCCCAGAGACGGATTCAGGAACGTGGATTGCGCGCAGAAACGGTGCCATGTTCGTGACGGGCAACTCCAAGGCCAACAAGCCGCGGTGGGCGCGCGGTGCCATCGGTGCAACGCTGTTCACGTTCAAGCAGTACAGCATCAGCTATGTTGAGTTGATGAGCCGCATGGCCGCCAGTGGTCCTGAAGGACGGAAGGCTGCATTGTTGGGGCTGGCCATCCTGTTCCTGTTGTCAGGTGCCGGTGGCCTGCCGTTTGCAGAGGACGTGGACGATGTGATTGACGGCATCATGCAGCGCATGGGCTACAACTTCAGCAGCAAGCAAGCCAAGCAAGAATTCTTTGCTGGTGTGCTGGGCGAGGACGGGGCCAAGTTCATGATGCGTGGTGTGTCTGGCCTGGCCGGTGTGCCAGTGGATGTGTCTGGCCGCTTTGGTATGGGCAACCTGATCCCAGCGACTGGGTTGTTGACCAAAAAGACGGACTACACAAGCGACTTCATGGAGTTGGCTGGGCCTGCTGGCGACATGGTGAAGCGAGCAGCGCAGGCTGGCGAGAAGCTGGCCCGTGGAGAGGTGTTTGGTGCACAGGGTGCGCTGGCCACCGCTGCCCCGCTGGCCGGTCAGAACGTGGTGAAGGCGATGGAAATGGCCAACACCGGCATGTACTTGGACAAGAAGGGCCGCAAGGTGCTGGATGTTGACGGGTACGACGCAGCCATGAAGGTTATCGGCTTCCAGCCAAACCAGATTGCCGCCGTGCAGGACGCAACCTATGACCAGCAACGCATGGTTGGCGTGAACCGCATGCGTGAGGCTGAGATTGCCGACAAGTGGGCGCGTGGCCTGTTCCTGAAAGACGCCGAAATGGTGACACAGGCACGCGCGGACTTGGCACAATGGAACGCCGACAACCCAATGGCCCCCATCCAGATCAAGATGCCCCAGGTGCTGCGCCGCGTGCACGACATGAACATGACCAAAGCAGAGCGCGTGGCGAAAGCTGCGCCGCAAGAGGTGCGCGCGCGTGTTCGAGAAGAGCTGCGCATGCCATGAACTTGATCGGCGCAAGCGCCTTGCTTGCCATCCTTGCCGTGGCAGCCATGGCCGGCCCAGTGGGCTGGATTCTGGCTGCTATCGGCCTGGCCGTACTTTGGAATAGCTGCAAGCCAAAGTAGCCACTCCTGTGGGGTTTGAGTTTCAGCTCTCCGGTGGGCACAGTCACGTCATTCATTTGATTGACGGAGCGCACTATGTCTGGACGAGTTGTACCAAATGCCAATGGCCAAAGCTTTGAGACAGCCAGTGCCTTCGTAAGCATCGACCCTGTATCAGGCAAGGCGTTCGGCAAAGGCGGCGAGAACGGCGTCACCGTCACCACGAACACAACCGCGGTCACCGGCAGCTTCACCGCCATACAGGTGCTTGAGGACGCCACGTTCTCTGTGTTCACGGAGACTGGTGCAGCAGGGCAGGCCATGACAGGGTTCGTGGTCACCGCCGGCACTATCCTGTTTGGCCGCATCACTGCCTACACGCTCACGAGCGGCAAAGTCCGCGCCTACGCATGACCAGCCTATCACTCAGCTTGAAGCTCTCAGCAGTTAAGTCACTGATGGCCGTGCGTCAGATTGTTGACTCATTCCTTCTTTCGGAATCAAGTGATGAGCTCATCACCGAGTCCGGTGACTACATCACATTGGAGTAAATCATCATGGCAAGCACAAAAATCTCAGCACTGTCCGCAGCAACCACACTGACCGGAGCAGAGTCAATCCCTGTTGTTCAAAGTGGCGTGACCAAGAAAGTCACCACTGATCAGTTCCTGACCAAGGATGCTAGCGGTAACGTGGGCTTGGGCGTAACCCCATCTGCGTGGAACGCAAGCTACAAAGCTCTGCAAGTCGGTAAGGTAGGTGCATTTTGGTCACACGGTGCAAGCACAGATGTGTACCTGTCTGCTAACTACTTTTTCGACACTGCCGACAAGCGCATTGCCGACGGCTACGCCACCTACTACAAGCAGCTGAACGGTGCGCATACATGGGCCACCGCAGCAAGCAGCACCGCTGGAAGCACTATCAGCTTCACGCAGGCGATGACGCTGAACGCATCTGGCGACCTCACAACCGCAAACGGCAGGATCAACCTAATCACTGTGGGTCGTGGCGGCGGAGGCGTAGCAAGCAACACCGCAAGTGGATATCAGGCGCTGTACTCCAACACAACAGGTGTAAGCAACACCGCAAGTGGATATCAGGCGCTGTACTCCAACACAACAGGTGTAAACAACACCGCAAGTGGCGTGCAGGCGCTGTACTCCAACACAACAGGTGCAAGCAACACCGCGAGTGGTCTGCAGGCGCTGTACTACAACACAACAGGCTACAGCAACACCGCGAGTGGTCTGCAGGCGCTGTACTACAACACAACAGGCTACAGCAACACCGCGAGTGGTCGTTCTGGCTACAACCCTGACAACGACATTGCTCAGTACCGAATCACGACTGACTTTGACATGACGCTGGTCGGCTACGGTGCAACCAAAGATAACGCTGGTCAGCTTTGGAACAGCACAGCAATCGGTGCGCGAGCAAAAGTCACCAAGTCTAATCAAGTTGTGCTGGGTGACTCAAACGTCACTGAGACGTTGATTAACGGTGACCTCGTACAAAAAGTCAGCACCACGGCGGCCACACTGACAGCCAACGGCACGCTGACCTTCAGCATCGTCAACGACACCACCCTGCGCATTTCCGTGCGCGGCTCTGACGGCACAACGCGCACCGCGACCGTCGCCCTCTCCTAACCCCGCCCCCAACCACTCTAGGAACCACCATGCCCGACTACAAAGAAACCACACTCGCAGGCACTGCATACACCCGTGCCAATCAAGTCGTCATCTCCAACCCGCTCACAGGCGTGAAGGCTGTCAGCTTTTACGAGGAACAGATCGTCAACCTCGGTGACGAGCAAATCGTTCGCGCACAAGGCGGTGTGCAGGAACCCTTCACGGCTGACAACGCCAACGAGGAATTTGCCCTGATCAACCCGCTGGACGGCACGCCCATCGGCAGGACGATGGAATACAAAGACGTTCACGTCGCTCTGCACAGCCTGTACTACCACATCGCCGCAAAGCGCGACGCAGCCGTGGCCGCAGCAGCACTGGCCGCTGCGGTAACACCCACGCCTGAAGTCACACCCGAGGCTTGAACGTCATGGATGCCTTCACGCCCTACCTCATGCCGCTTGTGTACCTGCTGCTGGTGCTGCAAGCCCTCGACCTCGCTACGACGCTCTACGTGCTGCGCAAAGGCACAGGCGCTGAAGGCAACCCGCTGGCACGCAAGCTGATGGCGTGGTTCGGCCCTGAGTTGGGGCTGGCCCTGCCAAAGATCGCGCTGGCCGGTGCTATCTGGACATTCCGGGCGTCTACCCCAGCATGGGCCTATGCGCTCTTGTGCGTGTTTTACCTGTACGTCGTGGCTAACAACCTGCGGTTTGTGCTGCGGCGCGGCTGAGGTGGCATATATGCCACGTATCGCCCAAATGTAGGCTCGTCTGGACACTGCACCCCATGACCAAAAGGGCGTGCAATGTTTGATGATGAGTTGACCAATAACCTGGCGCAGGCACTGGCAAGTGGTGCCATGTCTGCTGACGATTTGGCGTTGGCGCTCACAGACGTTGACCCCGAAGCAGAATCCGCCGAGCTTGAGCGCCGTCGCAGCATCGTGTCTCGCCTTGGCGTGCGCCTTGAGTCGCTGGCCCAAGAGCAGGTTCAGCAGCGTCAGAACACCGAGGAACGCTGGTACAAGGACGTTAGACAATTCAATGGCCTGTACGAGCCAGGCACATTCACAGACTCCGAGCAGTACGGCAGTCGCCTGTTTGTGCCACTGACCCGCCGTCTGGTGGGTTTGGTCGAGGCGAGGATGTTTGACATCCTGTTCCCGTCTGACGAGCGCTGCTATGTGATCGAGCCCACGCCAGTGCCCGACATGTCCGAGGCGTTGGACTTGTCCGAGAAGCTGCCAGCAGACCAGCCCATCGACACGCCTGAAGGCCAGATGATGGCTGGTGCCCTGCATGGGGCGATTGCAGCGATCACAGCCGAGGCTGAGAAGCGGTGCGATGCGATGCAGCGTGAGATCGATGATCAGTTGGCTGAGTCGAACTGGTCCACCCATGCCCGCGATGTGATCCATGATGCCGTTCTGTACGGCACTGGCGTGATCAAAGGCCCGGTGCCCATGTTCCGCACCACCAAGCGGTGGACCCAGCAGGGCGAGACTCATGTTCTGACGATGGAGCGCAAGCCGCTGCCTGAAGTGAGCCGGGTTGATCTGTGGAATTTCTTTCCTGACATGAGCGCAACGACTGGCCGCGAGGCTGAGTTTGTGTTTGAGCGACATTTCATGACCCGCAAGGAACTGAGCGAGTTGCAGGACTTGCCCGATGTGGACCTTGACGCACTGCGCGAGGTGCTGGACAACGACCCGCAAGTGCCAACAGGGACGCACCGCGAACGACTGCGCTCTCTGAGTGGCACATCCGGCGTGCGTGACCGTCGCTATGAGGTGTGGGAATACCACGGACAGATTGACGCCGACGAGATTGAATCGCTGGGCATCGAGGTCGATGGAGACAGCCTGAAGACGCACACTGGCATTGTGTGGTTTGCCACTGGCGGCAAGGTGCTGAAGGCAGCACTGAACCCGCTGGACACCAACGAGTTGCCCTATTCGGTGTTCACTTGGCAGCGTGATGAGTCGAGCCTGTTTGGGTTTGGCCTGCCCTACGAAGTGCGCGATGCACAGGAGTCTGCCAACAGCGCATACCGGGCCACGCACGACAACATGGGTTTGAGTGTGATGCCTCAGTTCATCGTGGACGATTCGGCAGTGGAGCCTGTCAACGGGCATTGGGGCGTTGAGCCAGGCAAGTTCTGGCGATCAAAGCGACCCGGTGCAGACGTTCGCGCAGCGTTCCAAGTGATCGACATCAACCCACGGTTTGCCGAGCTTCAGCAGATTTTCAGCCTGAGCAAGATGCTGATCGAGGAAGTCGGCACGCTGCCTGCGTTCCTGCAAGGCCAGGACGCACCAGCAGCGATGCAGTCGGCCACAGGCGCATCGATTGCATGGACGGCATCCAACTTGTGGGTTCGTCGCGCAGTGCGTAACTGGGACGATGACATCATCACCCCGGTCATCACCCGCTTCTTCGACTGGAACATGCAGTACAGCGAAAAGGAAGGCATCAAAGGCGACAGCCGTGTTCGCGCCCAAGGCGTGGCCGCCCTGGTCGAACTGGAAGGCCATGCGCAACGCCTGTCAGGCTTCATGCAGACAGCAAGCGGCATGGGTATCCCGCCATCGAACCAACTCGCCTTGCTGCGCCAGTTTGCGCGCTCATTCAAGCTGGACCCCGACAAGGTGCTGCCAAGCGAGAACGAACTGGCCAAGATGAAGGCGGCCGAGCAGCAGGCCGGGCCACCTCTGAGTCCAGAGCAGACCAAGATGAAGATCGAGCAGGAGCGCATGGCGATGGAGGAACGACTGGAAGCCTCGCGCCAGGCGCTGCGCCGTGAAGAGATGCAGAGCCAGGAGCGCCTGATGGACATGCGCATGCGCCTGGAGATTGCCGACGCTGCATCCAAGAACAACATGACGCAAGAGCAAGCAATGGCGAAGTACGGCTATGACCTGCAACGCACACAAGCAACGCTGGCCGACAAACAGGCTGACCGTGACCACAAGTCGCAGATGCTGAACGCTGAAATGGCACTGAAGGCTCAGATGGGCAGCGGCGTATGAACAACTGGCGACCACTGATCGACGGCACCACGCCACTTTGGGCGGGCATCGAGGGCTATGCGCAAGAGCGCATTTCAGAGTTGGTGGTGATCTGCACAACGGCCACGTACTCAGACGTCGAGATTCGCGCGGCACAGGCCCGCATTGCAGAGCTTCGGGCATTGCTGGCATTGCCTGCATCGCTTCAGGCGGCCGAGAAACACAAACAAACGACACCCAGGAAGGGGTATTGAGCATGGCATTTGACGAACAGGCGTATCTGGCCGCCAATCCTGATGTGGCAGCTGCTGTGGCCTCTGGCGCTTTTTCCAATGCTGCGCAGCATTATTCGATGTATGGGCAGTCAGAAGGGCGTAGCCAAACTGGCAATGTTGCTGCACCCACTTCGCAGCAGATCGCCGCAGCCGAGCAGTCCGCGCGTCAATCGTGGATGGATGGACAGAGCCCCGATCAGTCTGTGTTCCAGACGCTGTTCAGCACGAATTCCAACGGCCAGGTGGTGCGCAACAGCGACGGGTATGTGTCGCAGACAAACATGGGCAGCATTCAGAACCCAAACGCGCAGCAGTACTACGCAGCCAACCCTCAAGAAGCGTTTTTCCTCGGTTCTGTCGGCCAAGGCCAGTTCAAAGATGCCGGTGTGCGTGGAACCAATCTGAAGTTGGGCCAGTTGACGCCTGATCAGTGGTATCGCGGCTACACGTCGAGCTTTGAAAAGGGCTGGGACCAAGACACCAGCAACACCTACCGCTGGGCGGGTCAGCCTACCGCAGCCGCCATCAGTCCCGAGATGACTACTGCCATCAAGGACTATGTGGGTCAGGTGCTGAGTGGACCCTACACCGATCAGCAACGCGCACAGATGATCAGTGCGCAAGCGGCCAAGTACGGTGTCACGCCAGAGCAGATTGCTGCTGCGACCGGGTACGACGCTGCAACCGTCAACAAATATCTGGCCTTGGCTGGATCGCCATCTGCAACTGGCGGCGGCAGTTCATCTTCCTTCTCATCAAGCGGCTCCCCCTCGCTGGGGTTCAACCTGTCCAATGTCGCAGGCCCGAGCGAATGGGATGTTGCGGGCAACCAGACGGTGGCCAACCAACTGACCAACCTGATGGCGTCAGACAACCCACTGTTGCAGCAGGCGCGAGCCAGGGCGATGCAGCAGTCAAACGCGCGTGGCTTGTCCAACTCATCCATTGCGCAGACAGCGGGCGATGCAGCCGCCTATGACGCGATGATGGAGGTAGCACGTCAGGACGCAAGCACCAACGCCACGGCTGCTCAGAGCAACACAGCAGCCAAGAACCAGTTCACCACGGATGCGAACACGTTCTTGCGCAACGGTTACATGGCCGACTTCAACCTATCGGCCAACGAGTGGGCTGCACGGCAGGACTTCGCACGCCAACAAGAGTACGAACGCCTTCAGGCCGAACTTGCCAAGGGCAGCACTGCCACGGCAAACGAACAGACCAACCGACAGGGCTACATGAACGCCCTGAATGAATCGCGCAAAAACTGGGCAATTCAGTACAAAGAGCTGATGGCCGACCCCAACATGTCGCCAGAGAACAAAACGGCTGCCATCAGGGGTCTGGCCACGTCCTACAACACGCAGATCAAGCAGTACACCGGCTTGCTGGGCTGGGACTATGCGTCTTGGGACATTGAGTACGACGCGGATGCGGCCACCGCCACGCCAGCGGCAGCCACGGGCACAGCTACCTGATGGGTATCAGACGCGCCACCGCCGATGACGTTCCCGCCCTGGTGCAGCTCGCTAGGCTGGAGCATGGGCTTTCGCGCATGGCCGACACGCCGTTTGATTCCGCATTTGTGGCCGAGCGGTTTTCGCACGCCGTCATGGGCCTGTCGTCTGCGGTGTTCGTGAGCGAGACCAACGGGGAGCTGAAGGGCTTGATTGCCGGGGCGGTGCAGCAAAACCTGCACAACCGCTTTGGCACGGCCTACGAGCTGCTGTGGTTTGCGGTAGACGGCTCAGGCCTGAAGCTGCTGGATACCCTGAAAACCTGGGCCCGGCGCATGAGGGCCACGGCCATGGTGGCGAACAACCACGCAGGCATCAAAGACCCCGAGCGTTTCAACAAGGTCATGGCCCGTAAGGGTTACACACAACTGGGGCCGTCATTCATGGCGACTCTGTAAGGAGCATCTATGGCAATAATTGTGCCGTTCGTCGCCAGCGCAATGGGCGCTACTGCATTGCAAGCAACGCTGGTCACCGTCGCCTTTTCTGTCACAGGCATCAGTGCCAAGATCGACAAGGCCGCATCCAAGGTGTTTGGCAAAGACCTTGTGATGCTCGGCAATGTGCTGGGCGCAGGCTATGCCATGTTCAATGGTGGGTTTGATATTGGTGCAGGCGGTGAAGCGGCCAAGACAGCAGCCACTTCCATGAATGTGCCGACTGGCGCTGAGGCCGGTGATCTGTTCCAGAGCCAGATGGCTGCGCAGGGCATTGCCCCCACAACACTGACCACAGACCAGTTCAATCTGAGCGACATGAGCGGAAGCGCTCAACCACTGACGGATGAAGCATGGAATGCGATGGGAGCCGAGAACAGCCAGTACATGGCCGACTCTGGCATTGTGGA